ATCCAGTCCAATGGATCATAGGGTTCGTAATACAGGTATTCCAACGCCTCCCAACGTTTGAATCCGTAGGACGTCATCAGATGGTGGATTTTGCCGTCTATGTCTTGATCAATTGCCATATAAGCTCCTTGGGTAATAATCTTCTTCTGGTTCCCATTCAGGATCAAAATCCTCTGGGATTTCTTCGCCCATGTAGCCACAATCGTCGTCATCATCGGGAATCATGACGACCACCATGCCACAAGGGCCAGCGCTAGGCAGACGCCAATGGCGATGGCGAATAGGACGTCAAGCACGGGATAGCGCACTGGGTCGGGTTTGTAGTGTTCTTTCATAATTGGTTTACCAGTGTATGTGCGTATTCTGTTGCGCGTACGCACGTTTTAAATGTTCGTTGTTCAATCACAGTATCAACGTCAGAATCAATAAACGTTACTCTATATGTGCCAATTGGTGTAGGTACTACTTTTACCCAAAGCTCAGGGTAATTAGCACATGAGCGCGCCCATATATGGTTTTCTGAATGCATGGTATTTCTCCAAATAGTATGCGGCCAATATCGGCCCCTAAACGCTCACGCGAAGCGCTTAGAGAAAATATTAGATAGATTTAATGCTAATCACTTTTAGCATTTTGCGGCCATGCGCTGGCTTGCAGGCTCCATGATCTGATGCCGTCTAATTTTGACGTGACGCTAATTTTTACCGTGTTCTCCATGCATTTCTCCAATAAGGTAATCGGGACAATTCCCGCCACTGCGCACTGTCACTGCGCAGTAGCTGGTGCTGTCAACCAATGATAAATTCGGGATGCTGCACAATTGCTGGCACCGATGCAGCATAGGTAAGAATTTCATTGCGTGATTTTGCGGTGCGTGCGCTGCGAACCAATGAGCTATAACAGCGAGCCAGCATACCGATGTCGGTGTTTGGGAATTTGCTCCAGGCTTGCAGTTTGAGACATTCGCGGGATTCTGATTTGGTCATTGTTGCTATCCTTTGTGTTACATCGCGTTGTTGCGATGTTGATAGTGTAACAGATTTTGTAGCGTATGCGATGGTGACAATGCAATAATTGACACTAGGGTTTACCCTTGCATGGGATGCACAGATGCACAAATGTGCACAAATGCATCTGTGCAAAATGGGGCAAAACAGCGTGTTTTATGCACGCATTGCACACACACCTATAGGTGTGTGCATTTGTGCATGCACGATGCGTCGTTTTGGGGTGATAATTTGATGAACGTTGAAGTATTGAAAGGTGAACATGGCTGCAATAAAAAATAGGGCGGAAGTGGCTCAGGCTGTGATGGATAGCATGGTTGGTGATGGGCTATCTTTGCGTAAAGCATCTGCGATGCATGGTGTAAGCCCTCAAACGGTGCTCAGATGGTGCGACGACGACCGCGCCTTGGCAGAACAGTACGACCGCGCGCGCGCGGCTGTAATCGAGCGTTTAGCGGATGAAGTGATGGAATTGGCAGATGCGCCAGTTGCAAAGCTTGATAACGGTGCGACTGACCCAGGCTTAGTGAGACAGCGCCAGCTACAAGTAGATACCCGTAAATGGTTCTTATCTAAGCTGGCACCGAAAGTCTACGGCGACAGACTAGACGTCAGTGTTAGCGACTCGCGCATATCTATTAGCGGAGCGCTTGCTGCTGCACAGTCCCGCTTGGTAGACGTGATCGATGTTGCACCGCGCGCACTTGTGCATGATGTGCAAAATGTGCAGGACGAAGGGGGGGGTAGGGCCGACGACTAAAGGCCAACGGTTGCGGAGCCTCCACAAACAATTTTTATTTTTTTCAAATTATTTTTTTCAAATTAATATTTTTAAAATATGCAAACACCAATATACAAACCGGAAGATGAACAAGAGTTAATGGCATTACTTTGGAGTCCTGCATTAAGTAATAATCCACTGGCATTTGTTAAGTATGTATTTCCTTGGGGTGTTAAAGGTACACCGTTAGAACATTTTTCTGGCCCAAGAAAATGGCAGCGTGAGATTTTGCAAGATATTACTGACCATATTAAAAGTAATATTGAATTAGCAAATAATAAAGAAACAAACCAAGAAATAATGTACAAAGTATTGCAAGAAGCAATATCGTCTGGTCGTGGTATTGGTAAATCTGCATTAGTTTCATGGTTAACTATATGGATGGTGACAACAAGGATTGGTTCAACGACCATCATTTCGGCTAACAGTGAAAATCAGCTTCGCTCAATTACTTGGGCGGAGATTACTAAGTGGTTGGCTATGTCACTTAACTCGCATTGGTTTGAAGTAAGTGCAACACGAGTGGCACCAGCGAAGTGGTTGACTGAGTTGGTGGAGGGTGATTTGAAGAAGGGTACGCGCTATTGGGGTGTTGAGGGTAGGTTGTGGTCGGAGGAGAATCCTGACGCTTATGCTGGTGTACACAACTTTGACGGTGTGCTGGTGATCTTTGATGAGGCGTCGGGTATTGCTGATCCGATTTGGTCGGTTACTGGTGGATTTTTTACGGAGAACACGCCGAATCGTTTTTGGATGGCGTTTTCTAACCCACGGCGCAATACGGGGTACTTCTATGAGTGCTTCAATAGTAAGAGGGACTTTTGGCAGACAAGGGTAGTGGATGCTAGGACGGTGGAGGGGACGGACAAACAGGTGTATGAGAGGATTATTCAGGAGTATGGTGCGGATTCAAGTCAGGCGCATGTTGAGGTGTATGGGATGTTTCCGAGTGAGGGGGATGACCAGTTCATATCGAGTGAGATTGTGGATGCGGCAATGAAGCGGCCTAAGTACAAGGATCAAAGTGCGCCCATCATTATTGGTGTGGATCCTGCGCGGTTTGGTGCGGATGCGACGGTAATTGCTGTGAGGCAGGGAAGGGATATTGTGAAGATTATCCGGCATCGGGGGGATGACACTATGACGGTAGTGGGGCATGTGATTGAGGCGATTGAGGAGTTTAAGCCTGCGTTGGTGGTGATTGATGAGGGGGGGCTGGGTGCGGGGATTGTGGATAGGTTGAAGGAGCAGCGGTATAAGATTAAGGGAATAAATTTTGGCAATAAGTCAAAAAACCCTATAATGTATGGAAACATGAGAGCGCAGATGTGGGGTGATATGCGGGACTGGTTAAAGTCTGCTAGCATTCCAAACGATAGGTTTTTGAAGACGGATTTGATTAGTCCGTTGATGAAGCCTGATAGCCGAGGTACTATCTTCTTGGAGAGTAAGAAGGAGATGAAGGCTAGGGGATTGGCAAGTCCTGATGCGGCAGATGCGATATGTGTGACTTTTGCCTTTCCGGTGGCGCATAGGGAGTACGTTGAAAAAGTACGTACATTACGGGCATATGAGCGTAATTCCGTTTCAACGGGTTGGCTAGGAGCATAGAATGTCGTTAAACAAGTCTCAATTTGCAGATGCTATACGTGCCATTGCGAATAAGTTGGCTAATGGAAAAGCAATGAAACAGCATTTAAACAAGCCAGCTCCTAAAGGTAAGAAATAATGCCATTAGTCAAGTCTAAAAGCCCTGAAGCCTTTCGCGCTAATGTAAAGGCTGAGGTTAAAGCTGGTAAACCAGTTAAACAGGCCGTGGCAATTGCGTATTCGGTCAAGCGCGAAGCTAAGCCAATGCCTAAAGGTAAGAAATAATGGACGTTACTGGTATCACCGCCGCTGCCGCAGTTGCTGTTGGTAGCTCTGCTAAAGACAAAAGTGATGCCAGCATCCTTGCCACTGCCCGTTCGCGGTTGGATATGGCTATGTCGGCGCTCTCGGAGTCGCGTGAGGATGAGAACGATGACCTGAAGTTTTATGCTGGTTCACCGGACAACCAATGGCAATGGCCTGCTGACGTGTTGGCGACCCGTGGCGCTGTGCAAGGGCAGACAATTAATGCTCGGCCTACGCTGACGATCAACAAGTTGCCTCAGCATGTTAGGCAGGTTACGAATGACCAGCGCCAAAATCGACCTGGTGCGAAGGTGATTCCGGTTGATAGCAATGCGGATGTGGAAATTGCCGAAATCTTCAACGGCATGATTCGGCATATTGAGTACATCTCGGATGCTGATGTGGCTTATGACACGGCTTGCGAGAATCAGGTGGCGTATGGTGAGGGCTATATTCGGTTGCTGACTGAGTATTGCGATGACGATACGTTTGACCAAGACATTAAGATTGGTCGTATTCGCAATTCGTTCTCGGTTTACATGGATCCAACCATGCAAGACCCTACTGGTGCGGATGCCAAGTATTGTTTTGTCACGGAAGACCTGACCCGTGATGAATATGAGCGTCTTTACCCCAATTCTGCGCCTATTACGACCTTGCAGTCGCTGGGTGTTGGCGATCAGTCGA